CCACCGCACTCACACTGAGTTTCCTGTGTCTCATAATCACAGTACCTCTCAATTCTGTGTCCACTTACGCAGACAAATTCATACATTCTTTTCATTCAATTCCTCGTAGGCTCGTTCGCTGACCTCTTTAAGGGTTTTCAGCCAAGTCAAGATGGAAAGTTCACCTTTTCTGAACATCAAGGTCTTTTCATCAGGAATTACGCTTATATTATTGAGTGACTCTATCATATTGTCAATATCAATAATTAAATCCTTCCAACCCTGATTCCCCATCATTTCAAATCTGGATTCGTAATACTTTTGTAGTTCTGGATTCATGGTCTGCCTTAGAAAAACATCAAGAAATTGCCTGAACCTGTGCTAAAAATCCAACCAGTGTTATTTCCACCATCCACATTGCCATTGGCTGTCAAGGCTTGCCAAATTGCGCCACCTGTGGCAGATGATCTACTGATGGAGCAATAAGACACAGACACAGTACCACTTGCCTTAGATAGCGTATGGCTTGCGGCAGTGGCAGAACCTATGGTTATCAGGTTTCCAGCTGTGCCAGACAGTGAAAACCCAGACAAGAACGTGCTTGTTGTTCCTGCGGTGAATAAGACCGATGCTGGCTGAACCGTATTTGTGATGTTGTCAAATGTGTTTGAGCCTGTAATTGTCAAAGCACCAGCACCACCTTGATTCAATGTGCAGTTGTAAGTAGAGCCACCACCAACAAATGTTTTTGCAGTTGCGGCAGTCATGGAGATTGTGCCTGTGCCAGTACCTGCTGTGGTGGTAAAATTGGTAGGTGAGGCGTTGTTAAATGCGGTCGTAGATGCGGTTGGGCAAACTAATGTGCCGCCATTAAATGTTAGGTTTTTAGTTCCTGTGGCAGTTGTAAACGCTGTCCCTACTGTGCAAGTATTGCCATTTAAATTCAATGTGCCGTTTGTCAATGTCATGGTTCTTGTAGAACCAAGGGTCATTGCATCCTGAAGACTAAACGTACCACCTACACCGTTGAATGTAATTGGGAAATCAAGCGTTTTACCATTAGTAGTTATTTGCTGTGTTCCGCTAGTAGCACCGAATGTCCAAGTAGAGTTGGATGCTGTTAATGACATCCCAGTGGAAAATGTTAAGTTTCCAAATATTGAACCAATAACTTGGGCTAAAGTTCCTGCATATCCTGTGAAATTTACATTTCTTGCTGTGTAATTGGTTGTACCTAAAAAAGTCAAGGCGTAAGTACCACCAGTAAAATTAAAGCTAATGGAATTAGTTTCTGATAAAACACCAGAACTAACAGTAATTGCTGTTGAACCTGCTGAAGTGACGTTGACTACTTGAGTTCCTGTTGTAGTTAAGTTGGTTGCAGTTGCAGTACTCCAAACTGTACCCGTACCAGAACAAGATATATTGCCCGTACCAAAAGCAATTGTTCTGGTGTTTGAGTTGCTTGAAGCAAACAATCCTGTTGTAAGTGTCAGGTTGTTGAGATCAAGCGTTCCGTTAGTTAATGTAGTTGTTCTTGTAGAACCAACCGTCATTGCGTCTTGTAGCTTGAATGTACTGCCAACACCATCAAACGTAACTGGAAAATCAAGAGTTTTTCCATTGGTTGTAATTAGTTGAGTTCCACTGGTTGCACCGAATGTCATTGCATTACCTGAGGCAGTTAATGACATACCAGTAGAAAGCGTCAGGTTCCCATATATGGTTGTAGGGCCTGTTGCTTGCAATGTTCCAGCATAGCCTGTGAAATTTACATTTCTTGCCGTATTACCAGAAATTTGAAAAAATGTAAGCGGATAAGTGCCGCCAGTAAAATTAAAACTAATGCTATTAGCTTCCGATAAAATGCCGTTAGTAACTGTTATTGGTGTTGACCCTGTTGAAGTTATGTTTACTACTTGAGTCCCAGTTGTAGTGAAACCAGTAACGGTGCTATTGCCCCAAACCGAACCCGTACCAGAACAAGTAATATTTCCTGTACCAAAAGCAATTGTTCGAGTGTTTGAATTTATTGAGCTAAACGTACCTGTTGTAAGTGTTAGGTTGTTCAGGTCTAACGTACCTTGCGTTAAAGTAGTCGCAAGAGTTGACCCTAACGTCAGATTGTTTGTAACAAGCTGAATACCTCCACTGGGCGCATTTATTGTTATTGGCTGAGTAAATGTTTTACCACCAGAGTTAAGTGTCTTTGTGGAGCGATTAGAGAATGTATATGTTCCAGTTCCAGAAGGAAATACGCCTGATCCGTAAGTAAAATTTCCATAGAAAGTTGGTGTACTTGTACTTGAAAAAAACGTCATTGTGTTAGTGCGTGTTGACGAATCTAACGTACCAATATTCCAAGCACCATTGATAGTAATTGTTGCGCTGGTATTTAACCCTGTGTTTTCTATAATTGCTGTGTCTTGCGGTAATGGGTAATTTGTATCAGCCACACTTCCACCAGAACTTGTTGCCCAAACATTAGAAGAATTCCAGTTAGCGCCAGCCGCCAAATTCCAATATTTATTTGTGCCAGCAACAAACGTAATATTGCTGTTACCTCCACAATCACCTAAACGAGTACCAGATAACGTACCAGCCGCACCTGCAATGGTGATGTCTCTAAAGTCAACATCAGTCATGGCGGCAATTGCGGCACAAGTCAATGTACGAGTTGTTCCAATTGTGTCTGAACGAACAAACATCCTACGATTGCCATTTGAACCATTGACGGTCAAAGTTCCGTTAATTGTCTGGTTTGCACCGATAGTAATATTATTAAGTCCAGCAGAAGCAATTGTGGAAAACGTAAGATTATTAAACGTGTTTGTACCAGTAATTGATTTTATGTTTGCTGTTGCTGTTGTTGATGTACAAGATAAGTTGTAATATGTAAGACCACCACCAGCAAATGCGAAAACAGTGCTACTTGACGCTATTGTTGACGTACCAGAATTTAGTGTTGCATTAGTGCTGGTTGACATTGACCAACCTATATTTAATGTAATTGTAGACCCATTAAGATTTATTGTTCTTGTATTGGAGTTTGATGATGTAAAATCAGCGGCAGTAACAGCATAGTTACTTGCTGATGTATTAAACGTACCGTTAGTAAGAGTAAGTATATACGACGAACTGATATTTAATGCTGACCCAAGTGTCCATGCTCCACCAACACCATTGAGTGTAGTAGCGACACCAATCGTTACACCATTGGTTGTGATCGTTTTGCCTGTAGTAGTGGCGTTAAACGTCAGTGTTCCTGCTGTGTTTGTTACAGCAAAGTTAGTTGCTTGATTAGTCCATGAGCCAGATACGGTCAATGTAGATGACGCCATAGCTAACGTCATTGCACCGTCTAATGCTTGTGGCGCACTTGCCCCACCAATGGTTATATCGTTACAAACAGCCGCAGAAACAGTAACTGTAAAAGCGCCTGTACCTACATTGGAGTTGGAATCAAAGAAGACGTTATCAGATGCTGTAGGCGCAGATGCACCTGAAGCACCGCCAGAACTTGTCGACCAATTAGTCGTACTGGAGGTATTCCATGTACCTGATCCACCAACCCAATAACGATCTGCCATGTTTTACTCCGCAATCACAAGATTGCCATCAGCATCAAAAACAATGTTTCCTTCAGCGTCCAATACATAGTTGGGTTGTGGTGCAGTAATGACTGCTATCCAATTAGCCAAACGCTGTTGCTTCATGTTTTCAATCTCTGCATCAGTTAATCCATGATCGTCTGGCAAATGCAAAGCGTCTGCAAATTTTCCGTGTTCAGTGTCAAAAGAAAAGTCAATTTTCATGTTTATCCTTGTGTGGCTACTGCAATTACATCCCAGCGAGTATTATTTGAGTTATATATACAACCAACATAAGTTGTTTTATTGGCTGTAGTAGTAGTTGGCAATGTGACACCAATTGCGGTATATGTACCATTCCAATTTATTGTTCTTGTCACACCATTATCAAGTATGCGAAAAATCAACTTATCTCCATTTGTAGGAGAGCCAATAGGTGCATTGATAGTTAAAGTTGATGCAAGTGCTGTATATGCATAGATGTCACCAACAGAAACATCAGGAGTCAAAGATGTTGCAGTTGTTGCAGTTATATCTCTTGGGTCAATACGTTTATTGGTTAACGTATCAGTCCAAGTTACATTGACACCATTATTTGAGAGAATCTTGCCAGATTGTCCAACAAGTTCAGGAATTCTATTGTCCATGTTTGAGAAGACACGAATCTTCTCAGCAACTGCTTTGGTAAATACCTTTCCTGCCTCAATGATGCGACCATCAGTTAGTGTGATGACGAGTTCGCCATCAATGTCTACTTTGGCTTTGGATACGCCTACACCATCTTTGCCATCTGCACCTTTTGCTCCCGGTGCTCCCGGTGCTCCATCCCGACCCGGCTTGCCATCTCGACCCGGAAGACCATCCTTGCCCGGCAATCCATCCTTGCCACTCAGAATGTTGTCAACCTTACCAACAAGTTTATTGTCTAGTTTGTTAAACCTATCTTCAAGGTCTTGCTTAATATTTTTTAGTGCTTGAACAACAAAATCAACATTGGTTTTTAGTTGTTCTTTTTGACGCACCTTTGATTCTTTGATTGTTTTCTCAATAGAATCAAGCACCTCCATTTGATCGGAGTGCGTCATGTTCTCCAATTGGAGAGTTTGTATGATGCTTGTCTTATCAATCATTTGACAACTCCTGATTGAGTTGCTCTAAAAAGTCATTTTCTATTTGAGCTTGACTTTTCCTCTTATCAGCCATCTGTAACTCAACAATCTTTGCTTTGTTTTTGATGTCTGACTCTTTCAACATCAACTCGGCAATCTTCACTCTCTTGTCAAATTCACGTTGATTTGCTTCATCTTGATTAGGCAAATTCTTAGTAATAGAAGCAAGATTTTTTGCTCTAACTTCATCTGGCATCAACTGCGCTTCTGTGAGCAATTTCTGTGCTTCAGCCCTGTTTTGTTCAGCCTGAGTCGTAGAAACTGCAATCTGTGCCTGTGCCGCTTGGATAGCCAACTGTTGTTGAGCCTGTTGCAACTGCTGTTGCTCAGGATTGGGTTGCATCATCTCATCCAACTTAGCAATCAACTCCATGCGGTTAGACAAACTGCTGTTTCCAATGATTCCTTTGAGGATAATTGGCAAAACAGGGGTTTCAGCACCCAAAGTCTGCAACAAACCAATGAATTGCTGTTGTTCATACTCACGAGCAATGATGCCCAAGGTGGCAGTTGGGATGAAGTTCATGTCTACAGAGGGATAACGCTCTGGGTCAAACTGCATATAGCGGAAAGCCGCCTTCTTGATGAAAGGAATCAAGAAATCTTCTTGGAAATTCACCAAAGTGCGCTTGTATTTCTTGATGATAGAGGCAACAGCCATTGACATACCGCCACCACCGCCATCACGAGCCGCCTGAGTCACCATGCCCTGTGAATCCAGAGTTCCAGTGGCTTGCAACAACATTCTTTCAAAGGCTTGAGCCGTTTGGAGGTTGTTTCCATCGGTTGAACCGAACTTGAATGGATACAAAATCTCGCTAGGAGCACCATTTGTCAGGATTGCCTTGCCCGGCTTCACCTCAAACTTAGCACCACGAGGCAAACGAGTCGCATCCATCGCAATCATGGGACTTGTGGTCAATGCCAATGAGTCCAAGTGGCTACGAGTCTGGGCATCAATGGCTTTTTGCATATTAAATGCCTTCTCCACTGTGCCACGACCAAGTAATCGGTTAGGAACTGTGTCATCCTGATAGCTCAAAACAGGACGATCTTTCATCATGTAAGGGTTTTCCTCAGCCTTGAGCAACAAACCATCGTTGGCAATCACGACAATGGCTTCAACCATGTCTGTGTAATCTTCAGCGGCTGAGTTTTCAGGAAATAACTCTACGATTTCCTTGTTTTCCTTCATGTTATTGAGGTACTCACGAGGCACAAGACCATAGTAGGTCAGCAAAAGTACCTTTTCATCCTGATACTGAGAGACTTCTTGGGTCGGCTCAAGGTCAGTGTCTTCATAAGTAGGGGTGATGTCTACTTTGCGGTAGATTCCCTTCTCAATATTAGCCACAATTTTGTGGATACTCACATATTTCTCTATCGCTACCCCCATGCAGTCATCAATGGATGTGCCATTGGGGTCAAAGAGGAAGTTCTTTGGGTTGACAGGCATGATCTTGACAGCAATCCTGTCTCGCTCAATCACACCAATTGCCGCTTGACCCTGCATATTGGGGATGGGCTGAGTGGCAGGAACAAACTCTTTCTCAGTTTTGACAATAATCTCGCCAATGCCTGTGCCGTAAATTTCAGCCATCAACTCAATTTGGTCAATGGATTTGCGAATCTTGTCTTTCTTGAAGTCTTCCATCAGTTGAGCCTTAATCATCTCAACATCAATGGGGTTGCCGTTCACATCTTGGATATTGTCTTCAATGTCAAAGAACTCGCCTTGACCAAAGATTGCTTCCATGATCTCGGCATGACGAGTCTCAACGGCTTGTTGTGTGGCAGGGGTGACGATACGGCTACGCTCAGACTCACGAGTCTTGTCTTCAGAAGCCCATTGACCTCGGAAGATGCGTTCGTACTCTAGCCAATCAGGGAGGAAGTTGGTGTCTCGGTAATCACGCCAGCGTTGGCAATGGTCAGTGACAAAATCTGTCAATTCTTTATCAGCCTCAGTCGGCTCATAAAATTCGTTTTGCTCTAACTTGACTACTTTATCTGTTGCCATAGCATTACCTTATAGATGAACCGATTGTATTTCCAAAGGGGTCGGTGTACATAGGAGTTGTTGATTGTTGATTTAATTGTCTTGCATATAAATCACGCAAAATGGCTTGTTCTTGTGCCATTGTTGAGTCATAATGGCTACCACCGGGACTTATCATATAGTATTCTCCTTTAGAAAAGGATTGCTTTGGGGTTTCCATGTTTCCAACTGCAAATGCTGGTGCTTCAGTAAAAGAAAATCTATAATTTTGGTACGCGGGGTCTGGGTACTTTAACGGTTTCATTTTGGTTAAATCGGGGTCTAACTTAGCCCAAGCGTCAAATAGTTGCTTATCAACCCCCATTGGAGGAACTCCAGTTTGTTGAGCAACTTCGCCTATTCCACGCACCTTATCTCGCATCACATACCTTAACGCATGAGTTAATTCATGCGGTAATGTTGCCCCTAAATTTTTACTGTTTGTGTCTAGTGTTATTGAGTTTGATTCTCTATCGTATTCGCCAGAACGCCCAGCTTCAGAAAGTTTAGCAAAGTTTATTTTTGGAAGTTGCCCAGTTGAATTTAAAAGTATAGCGATTTCATAGGCGGCAGAATCAGGCGCAAGAATTTTTTTCCATTCAGCAGGAAGTTCTTTAGCCTTATTTAATAATGATTGAAACAATCCATCTGCCATCGTTATATCCCCGATATTACATCTAGTGGTTGCCACTCATCTTCTTGATCTTCCTCGAAGTATGTAGTGACAGCAAGTTGGTCGATGTATGACAAAGAGTCGGGTAAGTCATCGTGTACGCCTTGGGCTGGAAACATTAAGAGTTGGTCTTTGAATTCATCCCAATCTTCCTCAGAGTTCAGCACAATGCGCCCATGCTCAAACCGCCCTTGGAGACTCCAGATAATCCTGTCAGCCTTTTTCCTGTTGCCATGCGTTAAGTCAACTATGTGCGAATATACATTATTTTTTCGCATTAAGTCACTCAAATACGGCAAAACTGCGTTTTTTAACGCCCCCCTCTCAATTCCCACCGACAAAGGGCGGTATTCCCGCATTTTCAGCAGAATCGTGGCGGCTGTCTCCCTGATGTCCCACCGCCCATAGGCAATCTCTTTGACAAACCACTTCCCATCGTCTGTGACCTTGACCACCGAGATAGCCGTCTGATCTAGCCTTTTCTTGGAATTGGCGGCTTGTTTGGCAACTTCCTCAAATCCAGCCAAGTCCACAGCAATGTAATACGAGCCGTATTCTGGTTCTAGTCCATATTTCAGCCATTCTTCCTTGAAGACATCTGAGCCAGCGTTGTCAAAAGAAGCCATATACTCTTGCTTAAAGGCAAAGGTGCTAAGGGTCTTCTTTGCGCTTTCGATTTCAGAGGGGTCGATCAGGGGGTTATCTTTGGTGGTGAAGTGCCAAGATTTCCAATCTTTGTCTTCTTCTGATCTTCCGAGTTTAAATATGTCATAGAAAAAGTTACGACCTTTGGGAGTTCCGATGAACATTGCCCGACCTTTTTTGTCTGACAGCGAAGCTCGTATAACCTGTTCCCATGCCTCGGGTTTGATGTCGGCAACCTCGTCAAGCACAGCATAGGTGAGTGACACTCCTCGCAGAGTATCTGGGCGATCTGCACCTCTAACATAGATTTTTGCTCCGTTTATCAGGGTGATGTCCATGTTGTTGATGTGGCTAGACTGAATGACATCTCTACCTAACTCCATCAAAACATCCCAAATAATCTGCCTAGCCTGACCATTGGTAGGTGCAACATACAGCACAGCCGAGCCAGCAGTACATTGCAGTCCTTCAATCAGGAGGGTAACGGCTGAGAGACGAGACTTACCACATCTGCGACCAGCGGCAATGACTTTGAAACGGGTTTTGTCACTAAAAACAATTTGTTGCCAAGGGAGGAGACTGAAGTTCAAATCAGACATCTTTGCTTTCTATATCTTCTGCTTCTAGGACAGGGTTTTCCCCAATACTGACACCACCTATGCCTGAGATGGTGATGTTGACTGCGGAGCGTTGTTTTCCTTCTTTTTCAAACAGGGAGACAGGGAGCATTCTGTCCATACAGAGTTTGAGTGCCGCCATTTGAGCAGGGTGTTCATCATTCATGGCAATCTCAACTGCCTTGTAGACAACATTAGAACCAGCACTGTTTATCAGGAGTTCTTTGAGTTCTTTGATTTTCTGTTGTTCAGTCTTAGGTAAGACGAGTGCCGCAGGGTTGTCTGCGTACTTGGATAAGGTCATCTTTCCTGAACCACGGGGTCTACCCTTTTTCTTCAGGTTATCAGGAAGTGCATCTACAGCGTTCATCTTTTGTCCAATTAAAGGAAGAAGGTTGTTGGTGGCTCCCATGAGGCAGGGTTGGGCGCAATCCAACAACGAAAAACTCCCACGGAGCCAAACCGTTTCCACCAACACGGCTGGAGACTGTTGCGCCCCCTGTATTACCAGAGGTAATCTCCATGCGTCTTGGAAGTTAGTACACACTTTACACGAGAATTGTTTTCTTGTATAGTGAGTACACACACACGGGGGCATCACCCACCCCTCTATGCGGTTGAGCCGACCAAGTAGGATAAGCGTAGTGAACCATGTAGTTCTTCAGTAAAGCACAAGACTTGAACGGGGCTAGTAGCGTGGAGAGATAGCACTGACAAGCATCTCTAACTTAGATAAACGAGAGGCTCTCCTTTAAAAAAGGACACCACCCCCTACGGGTGACTCTCCTATTCCGTCTCCTCCCCTAATCCAGATAGCCATATTTAATGTTTGACGCTAGATTGGCTTTTTAAGTGCGGAGGAGGTATCACAAATATTTACAACTCACACACACCCCCTCCCCCCCCATCAAAGTAAGCACTTGCTTCGCAAGTCTCACCAGAGGTGAGCACTCACTTACAAGTAAGCACTAACTAACCTACCCAGTAAGCACTTACTCACTTAATGGTTAGCAAGCACTAACATATGTGTTGGATTATTTCCACAAAGCAAGCGCTTGGTTGGTAGATAGGGGTGATGTACCATCCTAGGGGTACTATCCTAAAATACTTTTCAATCTATCAATTCACCCCATATCTTCCACAAGTTATATCATTATTAATACTTTGCAGTTCATAGGGTTTTGGAGCTAATATATAGATCAATGGGTTACGAGAACTGGCATGATTCTTTCATGATATAAGGTATGGAATACGGAAAAATTCCATAATTTCATAAACTTTTGATAGGCGTGAATGACATGAAAAATCCATACAAATCGATTCTTAAATCCCTAGGTCTACCATATAAGACAATTCTAGGGGAAAGCTCTGCCAAGACCATAAAAGGCCAGTCTATCGGTTATTTGACTGGCATTGTCTATCTCGTACCCGATGATAACCTTTGCCCTTTGGCTAAGCTCGCTGGGTGTTTTGAAGGGTGTTTAAAAAGCTCAGGCCGTGGCGCATTCAATTCCGTGCAACTGGCTAGACAATCGAAAACTGCTTTCTTTTATCAAAATCAAAAAGCCTTTTTATTGTCCCTTTGTGCCGATATTTGGACACTGCAAAACCGTGCCAAAAATCTAAGCTTGATCCCTTTGGTTAGACCTAATGGCACATCGGATATCCCTTTTGAAAATTTACCCGTAATTGACGATAAGAATATTTTTCAATTATTCCCCGATGTCCAATTTTATGACTACACAAAACACCCTAGTAGGAATTTGGAAGGAAAAACCTTTGGCAATTATGACCTTACCTATAGTTTTTCGGCTATTACCCCAAAACCGATATCTATAAAAGGGCTAACCAATAAGCACAATTCTAGAGTCGCTGTGGTTTTCCAAAAACAAAGCGAAATTCCTGATTCTTTTCGCTCATGGCCTGTAATTGATGGTGATAACACCGATGTGCGCCATATCGAGCCAAAGGGGGTTGTTGTGGCCTTGTATGCCAAAGGTAAAGCTAAACGGGAAGATAACGGTTTTGTCCAGATTAAAGGGGTGCATTATGCTTAAAAAAATGATAGCTAAATACAATGGGATCGATTCACGCACGGGTTACCCTATTAGAAAAGGTGATGAAATTATTTATTGCACCGATACCCGTAGAGCTTGGATAACCGATGATGAAGACCGAATAACTTTTCAATTTAATGATAAATATATCTCCGATATATATAACATCGGTGGTAGGGAATACTACCGGAATAAAAAAGGGTTATGTATCGATGCACCGTGCTGTGGTTGTTGTTCAATTTAAGGGGAAGAAATGAAACAAAATAAATTTAACACATTGTCAGAAGCCCTAGAATCGGAAAATATCTCGCATATGTGGGATGGTAGACCTATAGCATATTAGCAAACCCTAAGCTTAATCTTCAATGACGAAACAAAGCACGGGCATTATGTATCGGTCTATAGGGACGAAAAAGGGCTATATGAGCGGCCTATTCATTATTCCCGTAATTAATGCATAGACTGTAGACCGTTAAATTTAGCGGTCTATGGTCTAGGTTTTGGTTAACCTAGAATTTCAATCAATCAATCAATTGAAGGGTGTTAATAATGGAAAAAATCGATCAAATTATTGTAGGGGTAAGCTTAACGGGCTTTGTGTGTTTAATGTTCATTATTGCATTGTGGGGGTAAATATGAAACACACAATGGTTTATTTCGGAAAAATGACGCATGGAATATTTACTATAGGTAACGATGAAACACCTATCGTAATTATTCATTCAATCGATGAAAAATCCATCATTGATCCCGATTCCGTTGACGAAATAATGGAATTGCAGGGCTTTGATAGCTATTTGATACCCGATGAATTTATAGGAGAAATTGTATTTTCTAGGGCTTTTTTTAAGGAGCTTTCAGAATGACACAAATAGAAGCATTTACCCAAGCCCTAGTATTAGCCATTGTCGCTCCCAGCGATGAACAAAGTAAAAGGGCTATTTCACTTGCAATCGAATTATCAAGCGGGCTACCCGCTGAAATAATCAATCAGTGTAAAAACAATGCATTATCGATTGTGAGGGAAAAATGACAAAAAAAGAATTAGACAAAAAAGCGGCTTATTGCCTAGGTTTTTATCATGCTGTTTATGAATATTTTCAGCATAACCCTTTTATTGATAAATACTATAACTATTACAAAAAAGGCTTCGATGATGGAATAAGGGCTAACATATGATCTACGCCACAATAGCCCTAATCTTAAAAATAATTCTCAGAAAAATAAGTTAGTGATCACTTTTCAAAATTAAGCCCTTCGGGGCTTTTTTTACGCCTACCTATACCCTACCATAGACTAGCATATAAAAATCGATTCTAGGGGCTTTTAAACCCTTTTAATCGATATCATTATCGGCTATCAAGCATAGCCCTATGTGGTTTATATCGTATTCAGGTCTTAAGCCTAGATTGTAAAAATGACTAGCCCACTGAAGGGCTACCCGTGCGCCTATTTGATCCCTACCATCACCCAGTGTTTTCAGAATCAACATTTCGTCACTGGTTAGCGTCAAATAAATGTTATTTGGGTGCTTTTTGTGCGCCATGTAGGGTGTGCCTTAGATACTCTGCAATCAATAGGGCTTCAGCCTTGTTTATGTCCTTTTTGCGTTTCAGTTTGGACTCAGGCCATAGGTATCGTGCCATGTCCAACGATTCCCCTTTGTCAGCAGTCAAATGAAAGTGCTTTTTCCAGCGTTGTGGGGTGACTAAATGCACAGGGTAGCGTGTTAACTCGCAAACAGCACTGATAACCCCTACTGCCCGACCAAAAGTGAAAGTGCTGGAAACCCCTTGGTTTGGCATTGAATGCACTTGTTCCATGCAAATCTCTGCGCCCTCTTTTGGGTCAACAATGGATAGGATTCGACTTTTGAAGACAAGGGCTAGTATGTGCTTGTCCTTATGTTCAATGTCGAATGACTCTAGGTAATTACCCTCATCGTCTACTGCACCCAATGCGCCTGAGACTGCGCCGGGGTCAATCCCTATGTAAATCATTGATTTCTTTCATTATTTTCGTTAATTCCTGACTGATTCCCTTGAAAATCCCCAATGGATGCTGTTCCAGTTCCTGTGCCCTGTGCCATGCGTGTGCTTTCCATCCATTCGTTGATGCCATCTTCACTAAATGGTCTAGAGTGGATTGGTAAAGGTCGTACCGCATCCCCTGTGAGCCACAAGGCTTCTGTGATGCGTTTGATAGATAAATAACTGTTCCCATCTTTCACCTCATCCAAAAGGCGGTTTGCTTGTTCTTTTGTCATGCTGTTTTTCCTAAAACTGCCCTTATTTTGGCTAAAACTTCAGGATTTGGTGGTGCAGTCTTCAGCCTATCCTCATCCAGTTTGACAAGCGCAGGGTCACGCTGTGAGCTTGAAGGCACTGTTACCCTTGCAATGTCCACAGGCTTGTAAGACTGTTTCTGATTTCGAACCCAATTCCTCCATGTGGCTTGCCAATCCAGTTTTGTTGCGCCTGAACCAGCTTTTGCACTCCAGTAGTCTCGAAACTGCTCACCCACACTCCGCAAATCCAAATCAGGTCTTTCCTGTCTTGCCCAATCTGCCCATTCTTTTGGTAAAACCCAATCAGCAGAAAGGCGTGAGCCTTTTGTTCTTTGTTTTGCCTCTGTCTCTTTCTCTCTCTCTTTCTCTGTCTCTGTCTCTGTCTCTGTCTCTGTCTCTAGACTATCACTTTGATATCGTTCTGATATCACGCTGATATCGTCTTGTTCCAGCCAGTGAGACAACTTGTTTAAGCAATCAATAGTTTGCTTTTCTGACATTCTTAGCCTAAATGCAAGAGTTTTTGCTGGTGGCAATTTGCCATCATCCTCGCTAGCAATAAGCCAGCACATTACTAGCACCTTGCTAGCAAGTGGGTCTAGTTCATACCATTCAAGGTCATCTAAAATATCCCTGTAGAGTTTTACCCAAGGTGGATTGCGGTCTTTAAAGTGCTGAAACTTCTTCCAATTCTTGATTTGCATAATTTGCCCAAAAAAAAAGGGCTACACCTGAAGTCTCACCCTTTCGGATGTTGGCGGACTGGCGTAGTTCCAGCAGACTTCATGTGTAACCCTACTACGATAATGCCGCCAAGCATTTCGTTAAATCATACATCAATAGCAGTTGGTGTTGCAATTGTTCCCATAACAACAGGTTTGGCAAGTCACATACCGACCATTTGCATAGTAAGTATGGGTTGAACAAGCCGCCCACAATGTCAGGCTGGAAAGTGCTAAGTATGCGCCAATAATGACTTTTTTCATGTTTTCTCCTTGAGTTGACTCTTTCGATTCTCCATCGAATTCTTGAGTAGGTTTCTCAACCACACAGAACCGCCAAGTTTGCGAAACTCTAACCATTGGTCAAAAGTAACTCTTGTGGCAATTTTGAGTGGGCTTCCTGTGATTTCTGATTTGTGTCTAGCCATGTGCGTAAAGTACACAGTGTATTTTGTTTGACAATAAGGGTATGTCCTAATGTCCAACAGAATATAGTGTCGTACAGTATCCATTCATCAACTTGAAAGGCGTTTATGAAATTCGATGTTTGCTTGGATGAACTCAGAGACTTACAGTTACCAGAGACTGAATGGGAATTAAGGGTCAAATGGTCATACGACCCAGACTACAGCCCTAAAGAAGGGCTTTACCAAAAATACGAGTTTGAACTACAAAAGTTTGTTGACAACAAGTGGGTTGACATCACTGATGAGTTGTCCAGTTTTGACTTTGCCAAAATCGTGCGTTTGATTGAGGAGAATGACAATGATGACATTCTCTGAAGTCTTTGGGCGCATCGCACTCATTGTTGCCTTGTTGATGGGCATAAACCATGTTTTAACGCCATCACCACATTCACAAAGTATCCAAGTCATCAGCAAGAAGAAAAGTCTCTTGAAGGCTTGTGTCAGGCTTCACAAAAGAAAGGCAAAAAACTATGCAACCGTCTGTGAAAAGCGAGGAATCTATGTCTGAATGGAAAACCCAACAACAAGTCTATGACGAACTCAGAAACGACATTCTTGAAGAAGTGGCGGTCGAGATTGAGAAGATGAAATGTTTTGGCAATGACACACTGAGTTCATTTGGCATTTTTATTAGGGGGATGAAGCGATGACACATGATGAAATCATTGAGATGGCGCAAGAATGCAATTTGATTGGAATGCGCCCACACCTTGATGGCATTTATTCCGAAGCACTTATAGCCTTTGCCAACCTTGTAGCCGCCAAAGAAAGAGAAGCCTGTGCAAAGGTGTGTGAAGAAGCGGGTACTGTTGAGCAATGGGATGGTTTATCTGAAGCCGCAGACAGAATCAGAGCCAGAGGAGAACAAGCATGACTGATGCTCAAATTTGTTTAGTGCTTGGATCAATTTGGGTAGCCCCTCATGCAAAGGAATGGTATGGGGATTTGGTTGGAATATTTTTTGTTTTTTTTGGAATATTTAAATTAATGGGGTGGGCATGACACAAGATGAATTGAAACTTGTGCTTGAGGCGTTGAAGTGGTGTCATGGCGGTGAACCATGCGGTACAGCAGAAGCTATTGCTGTCGTTGAAAAAGCCTTGGCACAGCCAGAGCAAGATGATGGAATGTGTACGGCTTGCGAGAATAACCTATGCACCGCAAAACAAAGATGCGTTGCATTAGACAACCCACCACAGCCAGAGCCTGATTGGAAAGGGCTTGTGCTTGCACACAATGCAGAGTGTGAAGAACGGTGCGACAAGGAACGTTGTGGGTATGCGCCTTACTTTGAAGCAAACGGTAGGCGTTGCCCGACTTGCCCTGTTTACGAAAAAATTGATGTAGACACCGTTCCCCCACAGCGCAAGCCGCTGACGGATGAGGAGATTGCAGACATTTTCAGGGCGCAACGTATGGTCTACAACACAGACGGAGTGCCTTTCGCCAGAGCCATCGAGCAAGCCCACGGCATTAAGGAATGACATGACAAACGCATTCGACTACAAGGGTCAACCTTCAATTTGGACAAGAGATGCTGAGTTGAAGATGATTACACTTGGCAAGAAAATTGGCATGAAACGCAGAGAACAAATGCGTGAAAAAGAAGTTCAAGGACACCACCTATATCAAGCAAGAAAGAACAAGAAATGAAGTCAGCATTTGATTACAAAGGTCAGTCATCAGTCTGGTTGACCGACACCAAGATGAAACGGTTTAAACAGGGTGAGGAGTTTGCCAAGCGTAAGCAAGACAAGCGAGGCATCCATGAGCAAAACCAAGTCTTTATCTACTCCAAAGCCCTGTCCAACAAAAAATGATTCAGCAGATCAGGACATTCTTTGGCAGACAAAGAGGGGAAAGCGGTAAGCGCAGAACCGAAGTAAAGATGGGAGTTGCTTGGATTTGCTTGAGTTGCGGCAAAGTGTTCACTAACAAAGCACTTGCAGACATTCATAAGTGCATTAGGGAAATTCCCTATATCAATTACGATAATGTCTGACAGAATACGCACATTGATAGGTTTTTAACAGGAGTGAATGATGATTGATTTAGAGAGAGACAAATGGATGGCACTGCAAGACCTAAGCCCCTCAGATGTTGCAGATGCGATATGCGATAGTCAAGCAATAGTCGAAGCAATCCAATCAAACGCATGGGCTGATGTTGCTGATATGGTTCGATCAAGAGTCGAACTCAAAGCAGAGAGATTGGCGCAAGTCGCAAATGATCTACCACTTACCCGTTGGGTTGATAGTGAAGAAGAACTCAATCTCTGGCGTTATTACCGCATGGAATTACAGCGTGAGGCTATTGAACAGAACAAGCCTAAACTGCCTAAAATCAACCCTTACACCAGCGAGGCCAGCAATGAAAACTAAGCTGAATCTTGAGAGAATCATTGAGGAGCATTCAAATGAGTATTACTGTGCGTTCTGCATTAAGCCTCGCAACCCAACAGATAAATGTTGTGATGACTCGTTTTTTATCTTATTTCGAGATTTGGACACCCACACTCAGTTTGAAAGAGCGTCAGAGATTGCTCAGAAAGGCGGCTAGGCGAGTGAAAGAACAACCTAAGACGCAACGGGTGGTTATGCCATCCAAACTCATCACCGACCCAACATTCGGGTATGTGAACTCAGCCCTGACAAATGTTCAGGATACATGGAAGAAGCATTCAACAGGAGTAAACAATGCTGGATTATTCAACAATCCTAATGAGGATAGAAAGAACGACAAAGAAGCTAGGGGACAATTGTCTGCACAGAAGATTCGAAGGGTTCAATAGCGATATTGCTCAGATGCACAGCGATTTGACGCTGTTGGCAATGTGGGCAGTCAATCAAGAGGCGATAGATATTTTTAACGATGTAATGGGAGTCAAGGAATGAATCAAGAACAGGTGTTAACAGTGGGTAATTTGGTTGACAGGAAAGAGGCAATTAACAAAATGCTGTCAACAAATGTGAATAATCACACTGAGAAAAAAGGCAATTTGACATATCTTTCATGGGCGTGGGCATGGGCAGAAGCACTCAAGGCTGATGAAGATGCCACCTACAAAGTTGAAATGTTTGGCGA